GTGCGAGACCCGACGCGTCGCCAGTAGTGATTGACCGACGGCGGATAGGGGAGTTGCAGTTCGAGCATTCGCGATGGCCTCGTCGATCTGGTGCCTTCAGGCTGCCAAGGGGGGCGTCGGGATCAGCGTCAGCGTTTCCACGGAGGGATTCCGTTGGCGGTCGTCACCACGGGCGGCGTTTCCCGCTTGGCGTAGCCTTTGATCTCGTTGACGATCTCGCCGGTGTCGGGCCGCTTCTTGCAGCCGACACGGATGACCAGCGGGAGGTTATGCAGTTCGATCGAGTCCTTGGGAGCCAGCACGCCGACCGCCCGACAGATTGCGCTCAATTCGGCGCGAGCGATCTGCACCGCCGTGGCGTTGGGGTGGTCGAGATTGAGCCGGGCCCACAGGAAGCGGTTCTGGTACGGTCCTTCGATGATTTGGAAGGTGAGTTGCAGGTAGTTGCCGGTGCCGGCCTTGTTCGGCTTCATCTCGCTGTCGGTGATCACGGCGAGATACTTGCCCGCCGGGATGGGATCGAAGTCGGTGGTCGGTTCGATGTGGTTGGCATCGAATCCGCGCAGATCAGCCATGTTCAATTACTCCTTGGGTTGATGGTTGTTGGACAAGGCCGCCATGAACGCCGCCCACGAGAGGGGCATTTCCTCGGTGATGCCATAACGGTTCTTGGCCACGCAGTTGGGTCCGCCGACGCAGCGGAGGATGCGTTCGCCGCCCGAGGAGCCGATCGCGTGGGCGATGGTCCGCTTGCGGCCGAAGCCGGCGTCCTCGGATTGCGTGCGGAACTTGCGGGTAGCAAACAGCACCGCGTCGCACCACTCGCAGACTAGCGCCGCGGCGTGCTTGTGCAGCCGGGGCGAGTAGCGATCGTAGGGTGAGGACTCGGGATCCTCGAAGCGTTCGACCTTGGCATGGGCGATGAGCAGGACGACCATGTTGCGGTCGTGGCGCAGGGCATTGAGATGGTTGATGATCTCGCGCCAGAAGCTCAGGGCGTGCGTGTAGCCGCGAGCATAGCCGCCATCGACCTTCTCAATGGAACTCACGCCGTACAGGGTGCAGAGCTTGTCCCAGATGAGGCGTTCGAGCCAATCGAGCGAGTCGATGACGACGGTCTCGTAGTCATGCTGCTGCGTGCGCAGCTCGGTCAGGGCGGCGACCACGTCGTCGTAGGTGGTCGCCAGCGGAAACTTGTCGCAGGGGATCTCGTCGAGGCCGTCCTCGGTCGGGACGAAGATCGGCTTAGGGGCCTGCGACCCGAAGGTGCTGTTGTGCGTCAGGATGAAGTCGTCGGTGACATAAAGCCCATCGGGCGCGTCGACCCGGATGCACTGACATTCCTTGCGGCCGATGGGTTCTACATCCGGATGGTGTGGAGAATCCGCCACTGGGGCCGACCCCACTTCGCCAGATGCTTCATTGACGAAACCGGGGTGACCTCCGGCGGGAAGGACGCGAAAATCCGGTAGACGAGTTGCCCTTCGTGCCGCGCGCCGTTCCGGGTGTACGCGCCGCGTTTCGTCACCACGCGGGCCGAGCCGCCGAGGGAGCGGACCAGGAAGCAGAAGTCCTGAGAAAGCCGAGGGCTGACCGTGCAGTACTCGACCGAACCGGGGTTCGTCACGTACCCGTCGCTGTCGATCAAGCCCCGCAGCAGTTCCAATCGCTGCTCCACCGAACCGAGCAGATACTCCGCCGGCACGAACTTGGTCTCGGCCACCGAATCGGCCAGACCGAGTTCGACGAGTGCGGCCTTGAAGTGCGTCCCTTTGTCGTCGGGTGACACCAGCCGTAAATGCATTCGGTTATAAAGACGGACCTGGTCGCCAGCGGCGGCCGCGGTTGCGCGAACGCGATCTTGGATGTCGGCTTCGGGATTGGTGATGATGGGACTGGTGTCGGCGTGTCCGTCGCCCAAGTACATCCCCAAGAGCCACGGATCAACCGGCAGTGACTTGGCCTCGAACTTCACCGCACGGACGCGCGGCACGGCATGGTTGAACCGCGTTCCGCAGCGGAGCGAGTGACGGATGTCCCGCAGCGTCCGTACGGCCCCGGACAAGCCACGGGCCCGTTCATTCTCGGTGGTGGTGAACCACAGATGGTCGTCGCAACACTCCGTGGCTGAGCCGTCGCGGAAGGTGACACGGAAGACGTCTTTGATTCCCTGAGGGTAGACGCCCAACACGGTGCAGGGGTGGCTGTGGGAGCCGATGACCTGATCGCCGACACGGAGCTGCCCCATTTCGACGAAGCCCGCGGGGGTGAGAACTTTCGCGGTCAGCGGTTGGGCCTTCCCAATCCCCTCGGTGCCGTAGACGAGCAGCCGTGGCGGCTTGGGCGTTCGCCCCCGCTGAACGCGGGCAAGTAAGCTCATGCCGTGACCTCCTCAAGTTGCGGGCTGGGTGGGTCGGTGACGCGTTCGATGCGGAAGCTGTCCGGGCCGAACTCGCGGCGGATGAAGCCGAGGAACAGGCGGTTGAAGTCGCGGCCGACGGGCGTGCCGGCGTCGATGACGCAGCCGCCGCCGCGGGGGTCGAGGTAGTGGGCCGCGTCGAGGCGAACCTGGGCTTCGCCGTGCAGGCTCTGGGTGCCCCAGATGGCCAGCAGGAGCGTGGCCTCGACGTCCTCCGTCGGCACGCCCGGCGCGAACGTGTAGCGGTACACTTCTTGGGTCATGGGTTCTCCCTCGTGATGGGCCTCTACCCGTCACCTACCCGGTCGGCCGACGAGTTGACGCAACGCTCAGCGATAATCGCGCAGGCCGGCGTCCTCGAAGTGCCGCCGCAGGCGCTCCAGCCGCCGCTGCAGCGTCGAACGCGGCACGCCCAGGTCGCGAGCCACCTGCGAGAGCGAGGCGTCCATCAGCCGCACCGCCAGGTCGCGCAGGTCTTCGGGCAGCGCGGCCAGGACCGTCGCCGTGTCGAGGGCCAACTCGGCACGCTCGGCGTCGGAACGCCGCCAGCGGCCGGTGCGGTTGAGGTGTTCGTTGGAGGCGATCGTCTGGGCGAACTCGACCGGGCTGTCGTCGCCGTCGATCAGGACGTGCAGCGTCGTCACCCGGCGGCGGTCCCGTTTGGCCGCCTGCCGGTCCCGCACCAGGGTGGCCGTCTGCCGCTCGACGACCGTGGTGACGAACGCGTACCAGTGGGCCGCGGCGGGGTCGAACGCCTCGATCTGCTGGATCAGCTTCTGCGTCAGGTCCTGCTCGATGTCGTCGCGGTCACTCCGGGTGAAGCCCGACCGGCAGGCCAGCTGGCGGGCCTTGCGGCGGATCAGACGCCGGGCGAAGGCGTCGAGGTGTCGGGGAGTGGCGGATAAGGAAGTGGTGGAAATGGATGCGGACGGTTGCTCGTGAGTCATGTTCCCTAGCCCGAACGGGTGGTGATTCCCGCCGTGCCCGTTGCACAGCGACCACCCGCCGGCGGAGTTGCATGACCGCGGCGCGAAAAAGGAGCGGCACGACCGAAGTGGTTGCACCGCCGTCCGTTGGGTTCAGGAAATTCCGAGTTGCACTTGCACGAAATCGACCGAAGTGCAACTCGCCCGCTCGGGGCTCAGCGATGGGGCCTCCCTTTCCAGCCGAGGACCTTGTCCAGTTCGAGGGCCGCCTCCCACAGCAGGCGCAGCTCGCGCGCCGCCGGATCCTTCAGGCACCGGCTGACGTCCGTCTCGGTCAGGCCGGCCCGCTTCGCCAGGTCCTGCTGGCTGGGGCGGGGTAGCAGTTCCGGGGTGCCCAGGGTGTCGCGGGTCGTGAAGGCGTGGTCGCGGGCGGCGCGCAGGTGCTCGGCGATCTCGCGGACGAGCGCCTCGATCTTGCCGGCCCGCTCGGCCCGCTTGCGTGGCGGCTTCCTGGCCGGGGCGTCGAGCAGGCCCGCGTCGGCCAGACGCGATTCCACGTAGGACGTGTCGAACACGGGGCCGTCCGTGCCGAGCGACAGGATCGATTCGAGGGCAAGCACCAGGTTCGGGGTGCCGTCGCCCCAGCGGCGGGCGGTCTCCTCGGTCGGCACGAACACGAGGGCCTTGGGTCGCCGGGCCAACTCGGCCAGGACGGCCGGGCGACACCCCTCGTGGACGTGGCGGGCGAAGTAGGCCTCGCGCGGCCGGCCGCCCCAGGCCGCCTTGCCCGCCCGCCACAGCCGCCCGGCCACGACCTCTTCGCACGGCCCCTGGAGGCCGGCGGCCGAGGCCAGCACGGCGACCAGCGCGGCGGCGTCCACCGCCCAGCGCTTCATATGGTCGGGCCGGACCTCGACGGGGCCGCACTCCGGACAGGGGAGATAGGCGTGCGTTCGCCCGGTCCGGCTGCTGCGGACGAATTCGACCCGGGCGACGTGCCCGTTGCCGCAGTGCCGGCACGGCACGCAGGTCGCCGGCGTCGTCTCGCGGAGGAGGCCCAGGCCGACCAGCCAATCGCGGATCGGAAAGAGGTGTCGTTCCACCTCGTCCGCGAAGAACACCGGCGGCTCGTCATCCAGCCGCCGCAACGTCCGCCGGAACGGTTCGTGCGACATCGATCCCCCACTGCTTGAGATACTTCTGGGCCAGTTCGATCCGCTCGGGGCGTTGGTTCCGCAGGCTGCAGCTGCTCGGGTACGCCACGTCGAACGTCAGCGTCCCCGGCTTGCGGCCGTCCAGCGGCAGGAACTCGAAGCAGAACGTGACCATCGTGACGTTCACCGCCGACAACGGCACCCGCTCCCGGTTGAGGACCTCGTCGAGCATGTCGTAGACGTCCTCGACGCCCGAATCGGGGGCGGCCTCCAGGGTCAGGCGGCGGTGGCTGTTCCTGAACGACAGACGCATCCGCCGGACGCGCGGTCGGACCCGGTCGGCCGGGTCGGTGGCCAGGGAGAAGCTGCGGTGCTTCAGGGGGTTGAGGTCGTAGGCGGCGTCCGGTGCCCAGTCCTCCAGTTCGACCCCCAGGATGACCTGCGCGAACAGTTCCTCCAGTCGCGGCTTGAGCTTGGTCGGCACCTTGGCGAACAGTTCCAGCGTGCCCTCGCAGCGGTTGTAGGCGAAGACGATGGGAAAGGTCTGGCGGAAGGTGCGTGCGGCCAGTTTGCCCTCGCCGTCGTGGGCGGTGACGTTCTGGACGAAGTCGTCGGGGTGGGCGAAGACGTAGTCTGTACCGCGGCGGGTCAGCGTCTCGACCGTGCAGAGCTTACCGCGTCCCTGCTCGCAGAGCAGCAGATGGGACAACGCTTTCTCCAGCTGCTTGAGGGTTGCCGGCCTCCGGTCGGGCTCGACGTGCGGCAGGTCGTTGCGCTTACGCCACCAGGCCAGGTGCTCGACTTGATGGATCAGGATGGCCTGGTTGACGACTTCCGGCCGATTCAACCAGGCCCACATCGCCTTGTGATACGGGCCACCCTCCTGAGGCATGGCCGAGGGCAGCTCAAGGTCGCCAGCCAGGGCACCGGCCTCGATAATCGCGCCGATGCCCGTCTCACAGGCCAGGTCGAAGACGTTGTGCAGCGCTCCCTCGACGTTGTCCAATTGCGCCGGCGGCAGCGCGTTCATCGCTTGGATGATCGGCTCGATCTCGCGCTCGCTTAACCCTTCCCACACGATCCCGAGGTCGCCGTGCCCCAGCCGCTCAAAGAACTCCTTGAGCAGGCAGTTTGGCACCATCCGCAGAACGGTCGGAATGGAAAACGCCCGTGACATGCTGCTTCACCCCCGATCGTCTGCCGAACAGCGAGTTGGTGCCGCCGGCCATCGGTTCAAGGCGAAGCACCATGGTTCGGACGAGAGCCCATTGTGTGAACGCCCGTATAGTATCACGGAGCACCGTCCCAAGACAACTGGAGAGGGCCGCCCCGAGAGGATCGCCGCGTCGGCGACATTACGCCCCTGGAGGCTTTGCGGTCGGTGCAGTAAGGGCTTTCCCTGCCAGCAGTTCCCGCCACAGCCGCCGTTGTTTCCGCCAGTCCGGCGTCGCGGCAATCGATTGCAGCTGACGCAGGTGGATCGGATCCCGCCCGTGCTCCGTGCGGGGCAGGAAGAGGATGGCCTCCTGGATGTCCGGGGCCAGGTTCAACAGATTCATGATCTGGCTGATCCGCGGTCGGGTGACGTGCCCCAGCGCGGCCAGTTTGCTGTAGTCCGCGACCACGCCGGCACCGATCAGTTGCTCGAACCGGATCGCCAGCGCCATGAGGCGGGCGATCCGCGGCACGCGGCCCGGTTCCCTGGCCACAGGCGCCGGTTGTTCGCCGGCACGCATCTTCTTTCCGTTGCCCCGGCCGCATCGGCGGAAATGGACGTTGCACTCGATGGTCAGCGGTGTCATGCGATCTTCTCCTTGCGTCGGCTGGCCACGTCGCTGGCCAGCGTCTTGATGCCCGTGGGGCGAAACGTGATGGAAACCTTGCCCTTGGCCCCGTCGTAATCGACCCGCTCGACCAGGAGCTGCACGATGCGGGCCTGCTCGCGCGGCGTTAATGATTCCCAGACCGGGTCGAAGGCGGACAGGGCCAGGGCGATCTCGCGCTCGTCCACCATTTCCTGGCCGAGGGCGATCATCTGCTCGTTGATCTCCGTCGCCCGACGCTCGGCGTCGCGGATGCGTTCTTGAAGGTCTGCCAGTCGGGAGACGGCGGGCGTGTTGCGGTCGTCCGGCGTGATCAGCTCCACCAGCTTACGGACCTCGCCGTTCCATCGCTGGAGTTCCCGTTCGAGGCTATGTCGCTCGGCTTCCAATTCCGCCACGCGGGTTTCGTCCCGCGCCCGGACCGCAAGGATGGTCGCTTGCAGCAGGGCACGGTCCTGGCCGATGGCCTTGATCTGGTCCACCACGAACTGCTCGATCTCCGTGGCCGGGATCGACTTGGAGGGGCAGGTGTGCCAGCCGCGCTTTTGGGCCGAGGAGCAGACGTAGTAGCGGTAGCGCCTGGTTCCGCGGGTCGTGTGCGACGGCGTCATGGCCCAGCCGCAGGGGACGCAGCGCAGAATTCCTTTCAACAGCGAGCCGAACTTGTTGCGGACCAACGCTCCCCCCGTGCGGCCATTGCGCTGAAGGAGGGCTTGCACCCGCTGCCAGACGGGAGCCTCGACGATGGCGTCGTGCTCGCCGTCGTGGATCTCGTCCTTGTAGCGCACTTTGCCGACGTAGGCGACGTTGGTCAGCAGCTTGTACAGGCTGGTGCGGGTGAACGGCTTGCCGCCACGCTCGCGGCCCTTGCGTGTCGTTCACCGTTTGTTGACCCAGCCCCGGCGGTCAAGCTCCTCGATGACCGGGACAAGGCCTTGGCGCTCCAGGTACAACTCGAAGATGGCCCGGACGCGAACGGCCTCGTCCTCGTTCACGATGAGCTTGAAACCACGCGGGTCGATGTCGTAACCCAGCAGCGGGTGCCCGCCGGCCCACTTGCCCTTGCGTCGCATGGCGGCGAGCTTGTCGCGGATGCGTTCGCCTATGATCTCGCGCTCGAACTGGGCGAACGAGAGCAGCACGTTCAAGACCAGCCGGCCCATGCCGGTGGCGGTGTTGAACTGCTGCGTGACGGAGACGAACGAAACTTGGTGCTTCTCGAACGTCTGCATCATGGCCGCGAAGTCGAGTAGCGACCGGCTGAGACGGTCTACCTTGTAGACAACCACACAGTCGATCTTGCCCGCCTCGATTTCGGCCAGAAGGCGTTGGAGCGCGGGGCGGTCCATGTTGCCGCCGGTGAAGCCGCCGTCGTCGTAACGCTCGGGCAGCAGCGTCCAGCCCTCGCCGGCCTGGCTGCGGACGAAGGCCTCGGCTGATTCACGCTGGGCGTCCAGCGAGTTGAACTCCTGCTCCAGCCCCTCCTCGGTGGACTTGCGGGTGTAGATGGCACAGCGAAGGGTCGGGCTGGCCGGCGGCGTGTGCCGGGTCTTGGTTCGGGTCATCGGGCACCTCCGTTCTGGTTGAGCCGGAAGAAGAGATACCCGTTGCAGTGCGCTCCGGTGATGGCCTTCGCGACGGCACTCAGCGAGCGATAGACCTCGCCCTCGTATTCGAAGCCGTGGGGCAGGACCTTGACCTGGAGCACCTCGCCCTTGTACTTGCGGGCGAGGATCGTCCCCGGCGGCGGCAGGCGGTCATCCAGCTTGAACCGCAGGCTGGCGGTCTTCGTGCGCTGCGGCTCGGCGTTGGCGGGCTTGGCCTTGGGCGGCGACAGCCGCAGGTCGGCGTCGTTGGCCAGTTCCGCGGCGCGCTGGCGGGCGCGTTGGGACAGGTCGCCTTCGGCCAGGGCCTGGATGCGCCACGCAATGCGCTTGACGAGCCAGGCCTTGTTGTTCGCATGGGTCTCCTCGCCGAAGACCGCGGCGTAGCGTTGTCGCAGTTCCTTCACGGTCATCCGCTGCAAGGCGGCGAGTTCTCTGGCCAGGTTCACGCTCATAGATGTCCTCCGTCTCGGTTTCTCGGCGGGCGTCAACCGTCCTGGACACTGAGCACGGTTTCGCCGGGAAGCTCAAGGCAATCTCGCGTCTCTTCGTCGAGGTTTTCCGGGGCGGGCTGCTCGGCGAAGGTGGCCGACTGGGCGGGCCGGTCGAGCAGGCGCAGCACGCCCGCGGCGAGGAGGCGGGCCACCTCGCGGAGACGTTCGTGGGGCGCAAGGGTAGCGGGGTCTGAGTTAGGTCGCATGTGCGATCTCCATTGAAGAGCCCGCAGCGACCGTCGCCGGCGAGTTGGCCTGCTGCTGGAGCGGGAAGCGGGAGAACATTCTCGCTATTGGTTACCTACCCGGCCACAGTTCGAGTTGACGCATCGGGGTCCGAGAGGAAACGGGTTGGTAACTCCGAGAGGGGTGGTAACCAGAGACTCTGAGAGTTTTGGCGCGAAATTTCGGGGTGCGAGAGGAACCATCAAGGTTCCCCTCGGACCCCGATAGCTCTCTGTCGAACTGGAGAGGGCGGGGCCAGCGGGGGGATTGGCGGAAGTGCTTGCGGAAAAGGCGGAAAACGCAAGACGCCGAGAGGGGCTACTCTCGGCGTTAGCTGGTAACTGGTGTGGCGAAAGAGTTTGTTGAAAAAGTGAAGGCTCCGCGAGTAGGATTCGAACCTACAACCCGCCGGTTAACAGCCGGCTGCTCTACCGTTGAGCTATCGCGGAATTGCAAAGCAGCTCGATTACGACTTTTTATAGAAGCTATGCACACGCCCTGC